ACAAAGGGTGTGTTGCCCCAGGTTTTGATAGTGTTCAAGAAGCTGCCAGGGCTGTTGTTGAGACCAAGGCTGCTACCGGCGCCAAGATAGCCGGCGCCGTACATTCCGGCCTGGCCGACGCCGGAGAGGATACCGGGGAGCGGATCGGAGGCAGCTTTCCAGGCCGCCACCGCAGCCTGGTTCTGGGCGGCGTTGCCGATGTCGGCTTGTTGCAAATCGGCAGTGGTGATGTCGCCGGCGCCGATCGCCTGCGAGACGTTGAGCCGCCCCTGGGTGCGTGCCTGGATAACGTCGAGCAAGCTCTTGTAGTAATTGCCTGCGGTCTGATAGCCGACCGTGCTTGGCCCCAATTGGGCCGGCAGCGATGCTTGGATCTGCCGCTCGCGATCCGCGAGAGGCAAGCTCGTGGTGTTGAGACCTTGCGTTACGTTGGCGATCTGGGCGAGCGGCGCCCCGTAGGATGCGACCGTCGCACGTTTGCCGGCATAGTCGCGGGTCTGCGCCGCGGCCTGGGCCAGTCTTGTGGCGATTGCCGAGGCGGTCTCGTTGCTGGTCGGGGCGGCTACGCCTGCGGGGTTGCCACTAGCATCGGCTGGTGCTGCCGCGGTGGGGCCTGTGGCCGCGCCGCCACCGGCCGTGGCCAACTGCATAATCTGTTGCTGCTGAGCAGCTTGGGCTTGGGCCGGGTTGACCTGGGACGTGGCATTGGTGATGGCTTGCTGCGCTTGAGAACCGATCGTCTTGGCTTGCTCATTGGACGAGGCAATCTGGGCTTCGCGGTCGGCCGTCGCCTGGTTCTGCGATGTCTCAAGCTGGTTTTGCGCGTCGGCGCGCGCCTGGATTGCGGACTGTTGGGTCGCATAATCGCGTTGCTGCTGGTCGCTCTGCGCTTGCAGCCGCTGCATAAAACCAGTGTTTTGCGCGATCTGGGTCTGCCGCGCCGCCGACATCTGAGCGTTGGCCACGCTGGCCTGGCTCTGGGACGACATGATCGCGCCGCCGACCGTGGCGGCAGCGCTGACAGCGGCAATGGCAAGGAGGGGTGTGCACATGGCCTAGTTGATCCCCGGCGCTGTCGGGCCTTTGCCGCCGCCACCGGCGGCACCACCGGCACCACCGACCTGGTTGGCGTTGAAGGCTTGGTTACCCTGGAGGAAGTTGCCGATCCCGGTGGCCGCCCCGCCAAAGATATTGCCGATGGTCGACGAGGTCGGCAGCTGGCCGATCTTGGCGATCTGGTCGGCACCGGTCACCGAGACGTCTTGCAGGGACCGGTTGGTGTTGTCGATCGCGGCTTGCATGGCGTCGGGCGTGGCTGGTGACACCGGTTGCCCCAGGGCACCGGTCGAGAGGATCTGCGTTAGAAGCGAGTTCTGGGTCTGGCCAACCTGGCTCTTGAGGGCCTGTGCGGCCTGGGACGCGTTGGTGGCGAGGTCGGTCATCGCACGTCCCCGCGCCTGGTCGAGCGAGCCCTGGAGATCGGCGTGCGACTGGGAGTTCAGTTGTCCGTTACGGGCAAGACCAAAGACCATCTGGCCGTGCGCATTGGTGTATTGCCGGTCGATCTCGGGTTGCAGCGCCGCGACATAGTCTTTGGCGTACTGGTTGTAAGGCGCAAAGGTCTGGTTGACCCAGTTGGTGTACTGGTTGGCCAGCTGCGAGCGGTTTCCGTCATAATTCGCCTGGACCTGGGCGGTCGTGACGGCTTCTTGCTGACGCTGGGCGTCCTGGGACTTTTGATAGTCAAGCGCTTCTTGCGACTGTTGCGCTTGCTGGTCGGCGATCTTCTGCTGGAGGTCGGCGTTCTGGCTGGCGATCTGCTGCTGCGCCTGGATCTGCGCTTGCGCGATCGGCACGCTGTAATCCGGACCTGGGCTCGCACCACCGAAGCACATCCTGCGGCGTCCACACGTAAGAGACGAAGTCCTCACCGTGGCGTCCAAGGCCGCGGCGGATCCCCTCTTCGCGGGCGCCTAGCGCTTCCACCATCCAGCGCCGGCTATCCCTGTGCGTTGCGAGTGCGACCGCTTCCGCCCGATGAAATTGGGCGCGCAAGAGTGCGGGGATGATAAACCGTCGCGAGTGCTTTGTCATCGGCAACACGACATCGGGCCAACGGGGGGTGCCAAAGGCCCAACACGACCAGACGCCGGGACGTATGGGCCACGCACCTTGCAGTGAGATCGGCTCGTCGTCACGCCACCAGACCCAGGTCATGTCGCCGGTCCATAACATCACCTCGTCGACCAGCTTCTTCTCGTCGTCATCCCAGCGCAGGGCAAAGATCTCCTCGCGGTCGCGCGGGCGCAGGTGCTTAACGATGTGCTCGACAGCCGGGCGATCGACCGGCTGACGGATAGCGTCGGTCATCGTTTAACCAATCCGCCAATCGGTGCCATCGCTGAAAACCGGCACGTAATTCGTGCCACCCCCCGCGACAACCGAATAAAAGATTGTTGCATCCGCATCGCTGGCAAAGCTGCGCACCCCCTGGTTCGCGACAGCATCAGGTAGTGCGGCAACCGTATAGTTCGCCTGGATACCCCCCAAATGCTGTTTTAGTACAATTGCCAGATGCGGCGCATCCGCAGGATGCGCCAGGCGTTTGAAAGTTTGGGCCATCAGCCGCCGCCTTTGACTTCGCCGTCTTGGTAGTTGATCGAGATCGAGGCGATGCGTCCCGGCGTGGCGTCCTGGGATGTCAGCTGCAAACCGATATGGGTGCCATAGCCGGCGAACTTGATCTTCTGGAGTGAAAACGTCTCCCCGGTAAATATCCCGCATCTTTCATAGGTAAAAGGCGCCCCGGGGTTCATCCCAATATCCAAGGCCCAGCTGCCCTGAAGCATCAGGTCGATCGACGAAATCCGTTTCCAGATGCTGGGGGCCTGGTTGTGCATCATCGGGGTGCGCACGATCGCCGGGGTGCTGTCATATGTCAGCCCGTCGGCACCGCCATAAAGATAGAGGTCGTTCCCACTGCGCACATAGACCTGGTTATTGGTCGTCGCCATGTAGTCGATATGAAAGGGCAAAACAAAGGTCGACCAGGCGCTGACCTTTGACGAGGGAAAATACGACAGGACGTAGATCGTATTATCAAATGCCAGCCAGTAGCGCCCAAACACCGGTTCGATAACCGCACGCGCGACGGCCGCCTCGCTTGGGTTGGTGAGGATGTGGTTGGTCACGATCGGGTCGATCGGCGAGCCAACATCGATTACCGAAGCAGCCATCGAGATGTTCATCGCCCGCAAGCTGCGGATACCGCTATCGGCTAAAAACATCACGTCACCAGTGCCAAACTGGATTGCCGAGAGCCCCGAGATCGTGCCGATGCGCAGGGTCTGGAGGAGAGCGTTTTGCGTCGGGTCAGGATCAAGATACCAGATCAGCGTGACCAGCCGCGCCATAACCGCCATGCGGTCATAGTAAACCTCCAACCCGTTGACGTATTCCGCATCGGCATCGTCCTGGGCCATCTCGATAAAGCCCGCTCCGCGGGGATCGTTGACGTTCTGGTCGGTCCACGAGGCAGGGTCGCCGACATCGGAAAACCGCAGGTTAGCCCCGTCACCGAGATAGACCTTGGAGCGATGGACGCGACAGTATTGACCGTTGACTGGAACATTCACCCCGCCTCCCGGGCCCAGCCATATCGGTTGGCTGGAGCCGTCATTGCCGCGGACAATGACAAACGGGTAGTTGTCCCAGACATCGTAATCGACAATGCCGGTGATGTTTGTGGCACCTGTTGTCAGCGCAACGTTGACGTACTTGCGATTGACCGGAATCGGGCAATTGGGCACCGATATGGGGCCATCGCCAAACTCCATAGAATAGACGGTGATCTGGCCGTTCCACGCCGAGAGCCCCACGGTATCCGCCGGCAGCGGCCCGATATTGACAAACGCCTTGCGCCGCTCGATCTCGGCGCCGTTGGTCAAGACGCAGTCCTGCATCATCTGCAAGCTGCCCGGCGGCGCGGTCAGGGGCGATTTGCGAACGTCGAGACCGTGGGTGAAATCCTCGATCAGGAGGATCGGCATTTATGGTCTCGCCGGGCCGGAGCCATAGCCGGGTGGGATGTAATCGATGCCAATGCGTGGCTGGGTCGCATCCCCCGTGCCGCCGCCGCCGACCACGAAGGGGCGGCGTTTATGCGCCGTCTGACGGGTCTGGAGCCGGTGCAGATAGGCGTTAGCTTTCTGGAGCTTGATCGGTGCGTCCTTGGCGTTCTCACGCGCCAGGAGTTCGGCCGCGGTGAACAGCACGATCATCGTCGGGTCCATAATGCACGTATCGTCCAGCGCGATGAGCTCGGGGATGAGCATATGCCCGCGCAGCCGCAGCGTGCCGGCTTGTGATGGGATCGGCCAGCACTCGAACACGTCCTGGTCGTAATTGTGCATCCAGCGCTGCACCGGCCACGAGATAAACCCAAGATCCGAGTTCCAGATCGCAAAGTGCTCGGGGTAGATCCCGTATTCGATGGTGTTCCAAACGTTGTTGAGCATCACCCACATCATGTTGACTTGCTCGAACGGCATATCTTGGGGGTACGGGTAGTACCGCTGATTGGCCGCCAGATCGATATCTCTATCAATCTGGAGATTTGGCCAATCGTAGGAGTAGGCCAGTTCGTTCTGGGTGCGGTTAATCAGGTAGGTGATCGTCTCGACGTCGTTGACCCCCATCGCCGGGGACGTCGAATGCCCGGCCTCCATACGGGTCGCACTGAGCAGATCACTGAGCAAACGGCCCGGCATCTTCGCCTTCCTCAAACCGGCCGCCGGCGATCGAGCTCACCCGATCGGCTGCGTGAGCGGTACGATCACGGTGTGGTTTTTGCTTGGGGGTGGGCTCCGGGATATTCATGTTTTCGAGGCTGGGGCCTGGCCCCGGGGTCTCGATCACCTTCGCGTCCCGCGCGTCCTGGGCCGCCATCAAGACCGCCCGGGACTTGTGGAACTCGTCACTGCGGGCGGTGAGGTTTGGTCGCGCACCAGGAAAGCACTGTTGCACCGCTTCCTTGGGATAGGTCAGCTGCAAGTGGTGCAACAGATCGAGGTTCGACATATTGAGGGTGCCGACTTCCTCGATCTCGGTAACCGCATCATCCCCGTGCATAAACTGCATGATGAGGATTTCCGGGTACGAAAGCGGGTTGTGCGCGCCACGGTAGACGACACTGTCTTTTGATCCCGCCAACTGGATGCGGCAACTGAGAAGTTGGAAGTCGGCCATAGGTTCCCTTTGCGTTTACGCGATGTCGTAGACCCCGGACTGGTTCAGCTGTTGCGCTACCATCTGACCGGTTGCCGTGAGTGATTTGTACATCACAAAGCTGTTATAGGGTCTCGCCGGCGTGAACAGATGACGCCACTCGTCATCCATCTTCATCAGGTAGATGTGCCGCGGATCGAACCAGTACGCTCGCTTGGCATGGCCGAGATCGTCAAGCCAAGGGTCGTATTGGATGGTGATGCCGTTAAACATCATCCCGCCGATCGAACCGTCTTGCGGCCCGCGGAAACCACGCTGGGTGTAGACACCGTTGGCCCGCATCTCGACTTCCATCGCGTTGATGAAAGCACTCCCGGCAAGGAACTCGGTGGGATCACCGCCATAGCGGATCAACTGGCGGTATTCCTGCTGAAGCACCTGGAGAAGCGCACCGCCATTGGTCGCGGCCGAGGTGATCGGGGCGTTGCCGCCGGCCGCTCCCGCGGCTGTCGTGTAAGCCCGGTTGCGCCACCACGAGTGCAATGCAGCGTCGATACCGCCGACCACACCGGTTGCCGGGTTGTCGCGGATAATCGACTGGATACCCGCCAGCGCCTTGGGATCAGCGGTGCCGTCACCCCATAAAAGCTTGGTCATCGACCGGGCGTATTGCTCGCCAAAGTCGTTGAGCTTGTCCTCCAGGAGGTTGACCAGCACGGTCATCTCGCGCTGGGTATGACGGATCAAATTGTCACCATTGCCCTCTT